CGAGTTCGTCAGCCCCGTCGGGGCGGTTCCTGCCGCCGCGCAGTCGGAGCTGCACCCGGCGCCAGTTCAGGTGGTTGGTGCGGTCATCTTCGGTCATGTAGATCCGGACACCGACGGCACGGTCAGGGCTGTGCTGGATCGCGCCATAGAAGATCGCGACTGCGTCAGCCGTGTACTCGGCATCGGCGTCGACACTCCACTGCCACCCGTCGATCTCACCGAGCAGCGAGCACACCAGCTTCGTCAGGGCGACATCATCCACCGAGCGCCCCCTTCAGATGCTTCGCGTAGATCGCCTGGACGTCGATCTCGTTGGCGGCGATCTCAAGGAACTTCGGCTGACCGCCGCCGGTGTGCTGCGCTTCGAGGTCCTCGTGCTGGATCTTCGACACCAGGGATCGGAAGCCCACCTGACCGGTGAGGTCGTCCTGCGCGGTGAACCCCGACTTGTCGGAGTCTCCCGTGAGCGTCGGGCTCAGCTCTCGTGCGCGGGCCAGGACCGTCCGCGTGATCTCACGGTTCGCGTCCTGGATCGCCTTCTCGTAGATGCTCAGGATCGGCTTGACTTCGCCAGGCATGGCGCCCTTCTCACTCGAGGGAGAGGACGAGCTGCGAGCCGAGGTCCGCGTCGCCGTTGTCCTCGTAGCTGACGACCAGCACTGTCGCCTTGCGTGCATTCGCGCGGCCCGGCCAGACCGTGACCTCGGACCCGACGGGCACACCGGCGTCGAGCGGCACGGTGACCCTCGTCGATGAGACGACCTCGCGGCCATCGGCGGTGCGCACGAGCCGGTGCGAGTCGATGACCTCGGCGGCGAGCTCACGCGGACTGCCGAACCTCGGGCCCATGCCGCCACCCGGGATCGCGTCACGCACGGACACCCGATGCGGCCAGAAGAACGGATCATCCCAGCTCACGAGTAGGGACCTTCCGGCCAGACATGCTCGAGCGGGCGGGCGATCGGGAACGACCCACGCGGGAGCCCATGCCGGGCCACCTCCGGGCCGGCGAAGATGTCGCGGAGCCCGTTGATGTCGTCGAGAGCGAACGCGGACTTTATATCGCGGAACGAGATCGTCGTCCCGTTGCGGCCCTTTGACGAGACCGCACCAGACCCGACCTCGCCCGCCCGCCGAGCCACAGCCTTGAGGATCGCGACCGCGTCCTTCTTCAGTTCCGACTCTGCAGCGACCGTGAGGATGCCGGGTGCAATCGCGCGCGCACGGATCAGGACCCGGCGTGCGAGATCCTCGTCGATCGGATCGAGGTCATCCGGGGTGATACCGGCGGGTGCGTCAGGCACGATGAGAGCCTCTTCCCAGGAGTCGATGCCGCTCCCCGGCGGTTCATCGCGGGAGCGAGGCGCACAGCGCCGGAGAGAAAGTGATTGGGGACCGGCCCCGGGGGCGCGCAACGCCACCGGGGCCGACTCGTTCCGCAGCTCGACCCGAAGGTCAGGACTGCTTCGACGCTGCAGCCTTCGCGGCAGCGGTCTTCTTGTCGGCTTCAGACTTCACCTTCTCGGCGTCGACTCGCGCCTGCTCGATCTCTGCGATCTTTGCGTCGACGGCGGCCTCCACGAGGTCGTCGACCTGGCCCTGGTCGTACATCACCGTGGCCTCTACGTCCTCGACGACTTCGAGGTCGACCTCTTCGATGAGCCCGAGCTCGAGCGCGTGCTCGAGCCCCCGCTCGGTGAAGCCGTCGGCCGGGAGCACGGCGCCCTTGTAGTGGTAGGCCTCGCGGCCGTCCACTGTCGGAAGCACGACGGCCGCGCCGGTCACCTTGACGGCATCCATCACAGGCCCGTGTTCGTCAGAGCGACGCCGGCGAGGGGCTCGGTGACGACGGGGACCGTGACGCGGCGCGCGCGGAGCGTGTAGCCCTCGGGCTTCTCCTCGCGGATCGTCTTGGCCTCTACGCCGAACGCGCCGACGCTGACGTAGCCGGGTCCGCCGAGGTCCTCGTCGGCCATGCCGCCGAGCTGCTCGCGGTCGACCAGCAGCGGGTTGGCGCCCTGGAAGTGCGGCGTGGTGGCCCATGTGAGGCCGAGCGCGTTCACCGGCAGGTTGCCCTGCACAGCGGTCTCACCCGACTCACGCGGGAGCGCCTTGTCGTCGATCAGCATGCCGATGACCTTGGCGTACTGCGCGGGACGCAGCACGACCGTGTCGAGGTCGATGCCGAGGCCGAGCTCCGCGCGGGTCTGCTGGATGGTCGTGAGCGCCTCGACGGCCTTGCCCGCGGTCGTCCAGGTGGCGACCGATGCGAACGTCGACGTCACGCGGGCGGCGATGACGGCCATCGCGACCGAGTCGACGTGCCGGATGACCGAGTTCGCGAGCCGCGTGGTTCCGCGGTTCACGTACGACAGCCCCTGGCGTGCGATCTTCTCGTCGGAGATGACCGTGTCGAGACCCCACTTGACGGTGCGGGCCGAGACGACCTCGCCCGAGTCGAGGATCACCGTCGGGTACTCGCCGAGCGGGGACACCGCCTCGGGGTCGTCGGCGAAGATCTCCTCGCCGGTTTCGTAGAAGATCCCGCCGCCGTTCGCGTTGTACCGGCCCGTGAGCAGGAAGTCCGCGATGAACTTCTGGTCTGCGAGCTCGGCGATGCGCGCCGCGATGATGGTCGGGTTGGACAGGAGCAGGTGCAGCTCCGCGGTGGAAAGCGTCCCCTCAGGGTGCTTCACCGGGTAGGTGAACGACATCGTCATTCCTCTCAGATGAACAGGACGTCGATGACGTCGTTGTCGGCGGCGGCGGAGGTGAGCGCGAGGCCGATGGCGGCTCCCGCGGTTGCGGCTGCGGTCTTGGCCTTGCCCGCAGCGGCCGCACCGACGAGCGCGCCGGCGGCGATCGCTCCCGATGCGACGAGCGGGTGGACGCCTCCCGCGCGGGTGAACACGGTCACGCGCTCCCCCACGGCCGCGTCCTGAGCGGCGACGCCCACGACCTTGACGGAGTCCGCCCCCGCGGGGATGACGTTGTCGGACGTGCCGACCTCGACGAGGCGGCCACCGATCACGGCGGTCGCGCCGACGGTACGCGGGATCTGCACCCCGGGGTTGTGCTTGGGCAGGTAGTCAGCCATGATCAGGCCCCTTCTCGCTCGTGCCCCAGCCGGCCCTCGCGGCCAGCCGCTGGCTGTCGTTGATGGTCTCGCCCTCGACGTGACCGATCTCGGCCACCGGAATGGTGCCCTTCGGGAACGTGGCGAGCGCCGCGACGGTGCCTGCCTCGTCCTTGCCCAGCAGCGCGAGGAAGTGAGCGCGCGACGCGGGGGCGATGCGGCCCTCGTTGATCGCGTTCTGCACGATGCCCTCGCGACGCTCGGTCTGCTGCGTCGCGTGCGCGGTGGCACCGAGTGCAGCCTGTCGCTGCAGCTCGGCGAACGCGCCAGCCTCCACGACGACCGCGCCCTCGGCGACGGTCGGTGCGAGGGCGGCCTCCGCGGCGGTCGGTGCGAGGGCGGCCTCCGCGGCGGTTGCCGCTTCGGTGTCGGCACGCTCGGCGAGAGACTCGTCCAGCGCTGCCAGTAGCTCGTCGTCCGTGAGGGTGGTCTCGGTCACACCGAGCCGCTCGCGGAGGCCAGCCGTCAGATCTTCGTAAGCCACGAGATCGTCCTTTCGGTTGGAGTCACCCGGCTCGGTCGAGCTCGGGAGATCAGGAAGCGCAGCACGGGGCCGCGCGAAAATGGACATGTCGAAGCGAGCGCGCGCTGTCGGCGCGTCGCTGCCGCCTTCGATCCGGTCGGCGAGGCCCGACTCGACTGCCTCCTCGGCTGTCATGAACCGGTCCTTGGGCATCTCTGCGAGCCAGTAGTCGATGGACTGGCCGGACTTCTCCGCGTAGATCGAGGCGATGTTCCGGTCGAGGCGCTCGAGATCTTCAGCCGCTGCGCGCATGACATCCGCGTCGCCTGACGCGTAGCCGATCGCGTTGTGGATGTATACCTCGGAGTTGCGGGACATGACCATCTCGTCGCACCCGGCGGCGACGAACGAGGCGGCGGATGCCGCGATGCCCTCGACGATCGCCACGGTCCGCGCAGGGTGGGAGCGGAGCGCGTTGAGAATCGCCAGCCCGTCCCACACTTCGCCGCCCGGTGAGTTGATCAGCAGACGGATCTCGGCGACGCCGTCGGGGAGCGCGTCGAGCGCGGCACCGAACTCGCCGGCCGAGATCCCCCAGTCACCACCCCACGCGTCGATGACGTCGTACAGACGGAGCGTCGCGACCCCGTTCGAGACGCTGGGAGTCGGCATCTCGGCGCGTGCCGTGAGCGCTGCCGAGGGCGGCCGATTCGGCTTGAAGGGATTCATGCGGCCTCCTCGGCGGCATCGGGAGCCGACACAGGCTCAGGATCGTCGTCAGGGTTGATGCGTGCGCCAGCGCGTGCGATCAGCTCCCGTGCCTCTCGACGCGTGAGCGGCTTCTGGTCGGTCGCGAGGTACGTCTTCTGCGCGACCTCGGCGGCATTCCGCGCCTGCTCGGCGTCGGTAAGCTCAGCCACTCCGACGACGTCGACGGCCGGCTCAGGGTCCGGGATGATCTCGGCCAGCCGCGCCGGGAGCCCCATCAGCTCCCGGACATGACCCTCGATCGCTTCATCCGGGGTGATCACCTTCGCGTCGACCAGCGCACGGATGGCATCGGCCGTGACCGGAGTGTCAGCACCGATCTTCGAGACGACCAGGCGCGGAGCGGGCTCGTCCGGCCCCCAGTTCAGGTCGACGTAGTCCTCGATGACGTGCTGCTGGGTGACGTCAACGAAGTCGGCCGCGACGGAGTTCAGCGAGTTGGTGAATATCGACTCCAGCGTGTCCCCGAGCGCGTACGACCCGGTCGAGTCGTCACCGCCGAGGTTGAGCACGTGCGCCAGGACGGCACGCGCGATCTGCTCGTCGAAGTACTGCAGCGGACGCATCGTGTCGGGGAGCTTGCCGGTGAGGGCGAGCAGCTCGAGCTTCGCGCCGTGCGGGATCGACGCGCCGGAGTCATCGCCAGCGCGGAAGTCCTGCGCGATCGTCAGGCCGGCCTCGCGCTCCGACTCGACCCACTCCTTGTGCTGATTCGGTTCGGCGTTCTCGGGAGCAGGAGCCCCCGTGTAGACGGGGACGCCGAGGCCGTTCCGCTCGATCGACATCGTCTGCACTCGAAGCACGCGATCCTTGAGGATGCACATCTTGTAGGCCGAGCGCAGGAGCGACTGACCCACCCAGTTCGCGCCTTCACGCTCGTTGACGTGCACGACGAGGTGGCCGATCGGAATGCGCACAGGGCCGCGCTGACCCGAGATGAGGCCGTGCTGCGTGATCGCGTCGAGCCCACCGTCGGGCGCGACCTCGAACTTCGAGATCGTGCGCGGCGGGCGCCACGCAAGCTTCTTGAGCCGCAGCATCCCGAACGCGTCCGGCTCGTACACCTGCTCGAACACCGAGTGCCCGTAGACGAGCGAGAGCAGCGAAAGCCGCAGGTACTCGCGCCACGAGAAGCGACCACGGGTGCGCTTGGGCGGCACGGGGTCACGGCCTTTGATCGGCAGCCCGAGGTCGGCCGCGATCCGCTCCACCACCTCGTCACGTGCCTCGCCCGGGTCTATCTGGTACTTCGCTGAGAGGATCGGGAGCATCATCGCGCGAAGCACGGACACGACCTGCGGTTCCTCGCGACGCATCTTGTCGTAGGCCTCGATCGACTTCGGCCAGACGAGCAGCGGGTTGGTCTCGTAGGACTGTGCGGCGAGCGACGTCCACGAGGCCAGGTGCGTGGTCTGGTAGCCGATTTCCTTTGGCACGCGGGGCCTCCGATCAGAACTGCACGGTGCGGAGGTTCTCTCTGCGGCCGCGGGTGACGTCGCTGCCTCGCGCTCGGTCGAGCGTCGTAGCCTGCGGCGGGGGCGGGGGGATCGGCTTCTTCTCTTCGGGCGGGAACTGCTCGAGCGCATAGTGCGCCATCGTCACGGCTACGATCGGGGCGATGTCGACCGGAGCCTTCTCGCGGTCCCAGACCGGCATGCCGCTGAGGGGACGCGTCGTCCCGTTCTCGGCCGCCATGTCCAGGGGTGGTTGTGCACGGTGACGGAGACGGTTCTCTCGGACGGCGTCGTGCAGCCGTCCGGCGGAGTTCAGAAGCGCCGTGTTCGCGATCTCGTGAACGGTGAAGCCGGCGCGCTTGAGCGGTTCGACCAGGTCTGATGCCGGGGCGCCTCGACCCTGAAGCGCGACCTCCTTGACGCCGGTGGCATCGCGTACCTTCTCGCACTCTTCGACCACGGTCGTGATGTTGGGCATCCGTGCGATCACCTCGACGTGGGCGAGCCCATCGGCGCGGTGTCCAGCGATCGCCAGGTACGACATCTTCCGATCGCCTGAGACATCGACGCCCAGCATCATCCGAGTGCCCGGTGCGATCTCGGATCCTCGGTACACGAGCTCGCCCCGTTCGTCGACCTCCGGGGCGTCGGCGCATTCAGCCCACTCGGCTATGTCGAGATACGGGACTATGTCGGACGTAACCCACTGCCCGAGCACCTCGATCCGCTCGACGTTCTGCTCGCGCGCCTTGGCGGCGGTTCGCATCAACCCCGCGATCGTCATGCCGGGGCGATGACCGGCGGACGGGTTCGCCTGCCGGAATGACTCGGGGTCGTGCAGCGTCGCGCCGGGCTTCGCGGACCACTCTGCGACGAACCATTCGGTGTCTGGGTCGTCGACGCCCTCGTGCGCGATGTCGCGGACATCTCGGAGGACTCGCGATCGCGCTGTGCCGGCGTTCGAGAAAGCGACGAGGAGTGAGTCGAACATGGCGTTCGCCGACTTCTCGATCGCCGACCAGCCCTCGTAGTCGTACTGTTGGCGCAGCTCGTCGAGCATGAGGCGGGCCGCGGAGTGACCACGCGCGCCGTCGAACGTGCGAGGCAGATATGTCGCGCCGCCGTGGGTGCGCAGCTCGGTCTCACCGTTGGTCGTGCGAGGTGGGTAGGTGAACTCCTGCAGCATCGGCACGCGGTCGGGTGCGATGCCGATCTTGACGTCGTCGGGGGCGCCCCAGCGGCGGACCTGTTTCCAGGGCTTCATCGCAATGTCGAGCTTCTGCGCTGCGCCGACGACGACGAAGTCGAACTCGCGAAGCTGGGACGGCCACCTTCCGGCGTCGACGTAGACCCAGAACGCGGCGAGCACCGCGCCGATCAGCGTCTTGCCGTTCTGCCGGCCGACGATCACGAGAGCTTTGCGGAAGCGCAGGGTCCCGTCGGGATTCAGCTCGAGCAGGTGGATCAGCAGCCATTCCTGCCAGGGCAGGAGATCGACGCGCAACACGTCCTCGGCGAACTTGATGACCTCGAAGCCGCGGGACGTCTTCGGTGTCAGCGGTCGCAGCGGGGTCGTGAAGACCCGGGGCTCCGTGATCCCGAACGCGTCAACCACGGATCCCCCCTTATCCGCGGCCGAGCTTCTTCCTCATCGCGTCGATCTGATTCGGTGGCGGCGCCTTCACGGGCGTCGCGCTTGCGGCGGCCAAGACGGGCGGGACCAGGCCGAGGGTGTCGAGGTATTTCAGGAAGCTGGCGATGGAGACGTTGTCGTTCGCGGGTACGGCGGGTCGCCCCTTCGACTCGGCGGCATCGTCGAGAGCCCACTGGGTGATGACGTCCCACGCGTCAATTTTTCGAGCGAGCGCTCGGGCAGCGTTCACCGCGGCCGCGTCACGAGCGCGCAGGTGCTTCGCGTTTCGGATCGCGCGCTCGAGCGACTCCGACACCGACTCCTGAACGAAGCGAGCCACAGTCACCCCCTAGTACGCGCGCGACCCCCTATCGCGACGACCCGGGGGGAGAGGAACAGTCCCCCGGTGGTGGTCCGCCCCCGACCCTCGAGGCTGGATTTTTTGAGGGGTGGGGGTAGCCGGGCCGTGGGCGCGCCGTGCGGCGCGTCCTGCGGGGTGTGGAAGGTCGAACCACGACGAACCTGGGATGCGTGCACCCCTACCGCATAGCCCCAGCACAGCGGCAACCAGGTAGGCGAGGACCACAGTCACTACGAGTGTCATCGGGTATCCCGTGCCGTCCACAGGTCGAGCAGTGCATCCCAGCGGTGGAGTCGTCGCCGGACACGAGCGCACTCGGGCGAGTGGCTACCGTGCATCGCGCGTGCCTGGATCCATGCCCACGCTGCGCGGTCACGCCGTCGGGCGAGCCATCGGGCGATCATCCGAGTCTCGGTGAGAAGATGTGGGCACCGTCGTTGGCGTGCTCGATGGTCGCAGGTCCGTCGTGGGACATGGTCTCCCCGCACTCGGGACAGGTGATGACCCGCCCGTTCGGCGCGAGCTCGGCGGGCAGGAGGTCGGGGGTGGGCGTGTAGTCACCACGGACGACGGCCTCGGCGATGCGCGCGCAGTCCCCCCGGTTCTCGTACCCCTGTCCCCCATCGGTCGCGATGACCTGGCCGTTGTCCGCGAGGAGGCGCCATGCCCACCGGTTGTCGGTGCGCTGGTAGATGTCGAGGTTCGTCATCGTTCCTCCTGCGGTGCGGGTGGTCGTGGGGGATGGGAGGTCGCAGGCGGGGTGTCCGCACCGGCAGCTCACGTCTACGGCTTCCTCTCGGCGGCGCGAGGTCTGCGCGCCGCTGTAGTCTCGGCATCCACTACGAGCCCTTGGGGAGGCATGGATGCTGTACTTCGTGAAACCGTTCGGCGGCCTGGAATGGGCGGTCCCGTTCGGTCAGGAGCTGATCGAAACGGCCCGCGACGAGGGCGCTGACCTCGGGCTGGTCCGGGACTGGTGGCAGGAAGCGGAACGGCCGGCGAGCACCGACGACGTTCGCGCAGCACTGCGCTATGGCATCGAAGCGTCGGGCGGCATCGTGGTCGCCGCGATCCACGTCATCACCATCCACGATCCGATCAAGTTCCGCGCTCTGATCGCGGAACCTGAGGCGCAGTTCGCGGCCTACCGGGCACACCCGCAGGTCAAGGCTGTGGATGAGTGGATCGAACAGAGCAGTCCGGGCTGGATCGAGAACGGCCGCGAGATCGATAAGGGCGTTGCCGAGTCGATGCGTGAGACCCTCGCCGAGCGTGAGGCGGAAGCCGAGGAGGAACTCTCGGCTCCGCTAAAGCCCGAGCTGGTTTCGCACTGGAAGTCCATCGGCGGCGTCCTCCCGGACCCGCTGTGAACGCGGGCTAGGTCCACGCGCGGGACGGGATGCCGAGGTCGGGAAGCGGTGCCGCGTTCCCCCGCTCGCGATTGCAGATGGCGTGCGATGGACGCTTGTTGTCCGGATCGTCCTGCAGATGAGGATGCGTCGACACCGGCCAGAAGTGGTCCTCCTGGAACCGCAGCTCGTTCGCCCAGTCGTTGAAAGCGGCCGCGTAGTCGATCGGCCCACGTGCGCCGACGCACAGCCAGCACTCCGCGTCGGTCGACTCGCACTCAGCGCGGAACTCCTGACGCTGCTTGTGCTGCCGGCGCGTGTTCGTCCTGGCCACAAGCGAGACCCTCCAGATGGCGGTGAGCGCTCGAAGGTCACATCACCTCGAGCGCCCACCATTCACGCCAACACCCCAGCGCACAGCGAACCGCCTCAAGTCCATGGTGTGTGACGTGCGGCGCGGGGGTGGGTCCGCCAGGGGCACCTGCCGGAGATGATGCGCCGGCCTACGTGCGGTCGGCGAGGTTGTTCGTGTACAGCGAGTTGCGCAGCGCGATCGCGGCGCGCTCAGCTTCGTCCTTCTCGATGAATGACCCGCCCCAACAGCTGCGGCGATCATGCTTCACCGACACGATCCAGCGTTTGCGCTTCTCGTCCCAGTGGACGTTCCTGATCCCGCTCTTCGCGCGACCTGGTCCACGGTTCTCGTTGTTCAGCTTGCTAGTGACCGCATGCAGATGGTCGGGGTTGACGCACTTGCGATTGCGGCACCGGTGATCGATCTGCAACTCTTCAGGTATCGGTCCGACGAACAGCTCGTAGGTGACACGGTGTGCAAGTTGAGATGTTCCGATCCATCCGACTCGGCCATAGCCCTCCGGGGTGAGGCTGCGTGTCCACTCCCAGCATCCGCGAGGATCGTCGGGTCGTGAGACCGAGCGCAGTATGATCTCTCGCCGACCACGTCGGAGCCGATCCTCGCGTGCGCGGTGCAGCTTCCTCGCCATCACGCAGAACTCGCACGAGCACCCCGGCTCGTGCACCTCGGTTACTCCACCGATCTGCACCGTTACGGTATCGTCGCCCATATCCGGTCTCCTTCTACTCAAGGTGCTCGGTCAGGCCCAGCAAGTGTTGGTAGCACTTGACTGGGCCGATTACGTTCGCAGCCAGGAATGACAAGACCCCGAGAGCTTCGCTCATCGGGGTCAATTCCTGCGCACGGCTATCGTAACACCGCGGATGGTCACACCGCATATCACGAAGCGGCGTGTCACTCCGGCATCACGTCCTTCACACCGTCGCCGTTGTATATCGCCGCGATCGTCTCAACCAGCTCGGCCTCTGTCATGTCCAGACGAGGGGCCAGAGACATCACGAGGTGGTAGGTGACTCGAGCGCCACCCTCGACCAGCTTCCCCATTCGCGTTGCGAATTCGGTGACGTCACCGCCAGACGCTTCGACTTGGTCGCCGATGACTGCTGCGACCTGTCGGTGCGCGGCCGCGTCGTCGTGGTCGACGAGCGCGGTCACGATGCCGAAGTGGCCGCGGAACATCTCGGCGCGCTCTTCACGGGATAGGTGTGCCATGAGGTGATGATGCCAGGTCTCCCCGACATCGCACTCCTAGTCGGTCGATTCGTGAGCATCCTGGTGCAGGGCGCATCGATCCCAGGTCGCATCGGGGAACGCGGCGCATCCCGGCTCGATGCACCGCCGTTCGGTCGATTTGCGGACGGAGCCCCGCTGCTGATCGGCGCTCACGTCGTGCTCCCATCCATGCGGTGCACGGCGGCGTCGTAGCTGTGCATCCAGCAGCCTGCGCACGTGGGGTCGCCTGTACCGCCACAGGAGTGTTCCGGCACCCATTCGACGATGTACTCGTCATCCTCAGGCGCGCCGTCTTGCGGGTCGATCTCGCGCGCCATCAGCAGGGCGATGTGGCGTGGGGCGTAGCGGCTCATCATTCGCTCCTGTTCGGCTGGTTGGTGACCGGCTCCGAAACAGTCGATTTGGTGTCGTAGCGCCAGACCATCCAGTCGCCGTTCCACGTGATGAGGACAGGCCC